TACTCATACGTCGGCATCTTTGAGCTCCTCGATTAGACAGACACCCAATACCCCACACTTAGTACACTGTAGAGTCTTAACGTATGGCGGTAAGTTATCGGTGATAATCCGCTCTATCTGATCCGTGACCTTCTTACACTTTCGGCACTCGTATTTATAGTTTGTCATAAGTGCAACCTATCCTCGCATTTTTTACATAACCACTGCACTAAAGCATCGCTACGTAGGTATTCGTTACAGAGCACATCCTCATCGCATAGGTCGCAATTTGTATAGCCCCACGATCCGGCCTGCAGGTTATAAATATGGCTCATTTACGGCACTCCTTACATAGCCATAACACGACCGCACTATCTACGTCTCTGATAGCTAGGCCGCCTGCTCCATCGCTGTACTTATCGCAGTAATCGCACTGTATGGCGTTAGTCCTAGTTACTTCTCCATCAAGATGGATAGTCGTAGCTACGCCTGCCTTTATAAACGTCATTTCTCCCATTAGAGTTTTACCGCCTTATCTATGTGTAGTAACGCCACCTTTTTATCAATCTCCGGGCCCTTATTAAAGGTGTTAGAGGGTAGGCGCTTAGTAATCCAAGTAACCGTTATTTTGCGTAGGTTGAACGCGTATATGCCTTTAGGCGTTGAGTTGATATAAAACGGAGTAAAGCCTAAATCCTGGGCTCTGTCCATAAGAGACTCGTATTTATCCTTCTCTAATATCAACTCGTCATAATGCGTAGTACGGCATTTAAGCTCAATAGTAAGCCTATATACGTAGCTTGTAGCATCTATGTACTCGTAGGTTTGCTCTGACTTTTGTAGATCCTCGAGGTACGTACTCTTTATATAGTCAAAGAGTGACTGTTCGGTTAAACCTGAGGTTTCCATTTGCCGTCGCTCGCTAATACGTGCCATTGAGGATTACACTGAGTTGCCTTATTCTTTTCAGTGCATCGATATGCGCCCCAGGCTTTCCCGTTTTTGGCGCTTGTACCCTCGGCCCATATCATCGTGCCGTGAGGGCATCGAGGAGGCTCAGGCATTAACTCGCCGCCTAGCTTGTCTTGAATTTCAGCCATAGCCGTAGCCATCGTTGGGATACCCTCGCTGGCAGCTTTAGTGGCCCAAGGATCATTAGCGTAGGCCGCCTCAACCTTTGCCATATCCTGAGAAGTAGGCCGAGCGTGTTCACTTGGCGTTAAAAGGCCAATAACTCTACCGTAGGCAGACGTGAGACAGTCCTCTATAAACCATTTTTTCATATTTTGTGGAAGTGTCGCTACGTTACCAAAAGCGTAATCCACGGCGCTAGGCACCGCATCCTCATACTCACGGTAAGCCTCAGCTCTTACAAGTATCGTACCTTTATCTAGATCTATATCCTCGATAAAAGCGATTAGTCTCCCTGAGGGAAACTCAGCTCTAAAGCGTTTAATACGGCTGTTTACATCCTCGTAGTTATCCATAAATCCCATTATCGCACCGCGCCTTTATCCTTGAGAGCTTGAGCAATAGCTCGACCTCGCAGATAACCTTCACTGTGACCTTCTCGATATCCGAGAGTATAAGAGGCTCGTATAAAACCCACCCCTATAGCTGTTACGCCAATTACTATTAAGAAATCAAAGCTGTTCATATATCGCCCTTTGTTAAGGCCGATTAGGCTACTACCCGAGTAGCCCTCTCGGCGTGTGTAGGTTTAGTATGAGGGCACTATCTGACATATGACAAGTATTTAGCTGGGTGTGTCGTGTTTTATAGAATCCTTAGGCTTAGATTTAAGCCCGTTACCGGCCAGTACGCCGCCTAGAGCACCTGTTAAGAATATGGCTAGAGTCTGTAAGAGCTGTATAAAGTCTCGATCGTTAGGCGCTTGAGCCCCTACAGGCTGGGTAACAAAGACCAGCGCATAAACGGCCCCAGCTGTAATGATAAAAAAGGTTAATGCCAGTACCGCGCCTATAAGAAAGATTAGGCGAGCGTGTATATCCTCAGGCGAAAGCCGTCTTTTTTCTTTAGTCATTTGGCTTAATAAGGTCCTCAGTACAGGTGCCGGTAACTTTGCATTGAGGCTTAACGCACTCAGGCTTTTCCCAGTTCTCGAACTCTTGGCACTCATATCTCACCCAGCCATCGTAACCGCACCCTGATAGGAGTAGAATCCCCGCGATCGCCCCTATCAGGGCCCGGATCATTTAGAGCCTAAGCCGTATTGCTTCTCGCTTGGCTGCACAGCTTTGAGTAGTGGACCTACTAAACCTGCGATAAACGCATTAGCTAGTACTTTAGGATCTGTAATACCGGACATATAAAGCGCCGCTGCACTTGCTAAAGCTGCACGTGCATATGATTTACCGGCTGCGATTAGTTGCTCTTTCATTTGTTACTCCTTAGTGCCCTTAAGGATTTAGATAATTATAACCCTAAACTCTTGATTAAGGCTTTAGCCTTGCCGGGTTTTACCTCTACTTCAAAGTGCATATCATCCGGCCGGTTCTTAAAATCGCCGCCCCACTTGAGGCCATACTTTTTAGCGAGTGCCCGGATCATAGGTACTTTTTCAGCTGGGAAGGTGTCGTACTTGCCTAATGGGTGTTTGGTAGCGTTGAGATCAATAGCTGTACCGGAGGAGTGGCAAGAGAGGCGGTCTGTAGATCCTCGAACCATACGGAAAGCGTAGCCCCAGTCATCAAAAGTACCTTTATCGATTGGCTCTATAAGCTCGTGAAACTCGGCAGCAAAAGCGGCTAAGAGTGGGCCCACACTCTCAGCGCACTTAAGCTTACGATCCGTACCCTTTACTGGGTAGGACTTTATATTTATTTCATCCGGATCTTTAGAGGCTGGGTATCCGTTATAGCTTGTAAGCATTATGAAAGCAGTTCAGAACCATCAGTATCAATACCTATATGTTTTGCAACAATAGACTTTGTTTCTTTTGCATCTGTATCGATATAAAGGTTCTCGTCGATAACCATAACCTTATCTACCACAATGCCTGCATCGGCTAGTTCTACAAGTAATTGCTCACCGTTCAACTTTGATGGCTTTGGGAATGATTGCATTTAGGCTCCTAGGTATGAAATATCGAAACGAGTTGAATCTGAACCTGAATTGACATTAAGTGATCCACCAGATGACTGGTACACGTTCATTTCATAGTAATCAGTTGCTACGGCAGATACAACGCAAGAAAAGGCAAAAGTAAAGCTGCTGCCAGAAATAGGATTAGCATTTGCGTAAGCAATTTGGCTAGCGCTTCCGTTTTTCATAATGGCGATAGCGCGAAAACCTGATGAATTGCTTGCAAAATTTGCTTGTCCTGTAATCAGATACTTGCCACCTTTGCCGGTTGGAATTGTTAACCGAGTGTTATTAGTGGCGTTATCGTGAAAACCGTCAGTATCATAGACCTCGGACTGAAAATTAAGAGCTGTATAAGTTCCATTGGAAATAGATTGGGCTGAAGTGTTTGTCACCTGAGCGCCTACGAATGTGCTTCCGCTTGCAGGTGCAGCCCATTTAAGACCTGTTGCCTCGGCTGAATCCGCTGTTAAAACGGTGCCATTAGAACCTACTGCTAAACGAGCAAAAGTATCAGCTGCCGTACCTGCAACTAAATCACCTTTAGCATCGATAGCCGTAGCCATTGAGTTAGTTACTGTTACGGTGCCGCTAGTGCCACCGCCTGAGATACCTGTACCGGCTGTAACACCTGTAATATCACCGGCTGCATCTGTAACCCAAGTAAAATCCATATCGGTATTAGAATTTTTGCTTAATACCTGCCCTGTAGTGCCGCCTTTAAGATCTAGTAGCGAGGCATCGATAGAGTCACCTAGAGCCTCGATAGCTGTAGCGCCATCTTTTACGAGGTCGGTCGAGGTAGGTACGGGCCATCCAAAATTAGGCGTAGTAGTTGCCATTAAGTTAAACCTCCAAAAGCATTTTGCCATATAAGAGTAGCATTTACTCCGGTCCAAACCAAGGATCCCGGGGTAACTGTTGCCCACTGTGGCGCGACCAGTGAGAAATCTGTAGGGCTAAGAGTAAGGGTTAAATCGACATAACCCGGAGTAGCTTTAATAGCGAACCCCTCTACAAAGCCATTAAACGAGCCGTTAAACATATTGATAGGTAGGTTGTTAATTACTACCGGCTCGCCAAAAAACGCATCTATAAGTTTATCTCGCTCGGCATCCGGTAGCTCTGAGTTATCGAGTCTAAAGGTAATGCTCTGCAGCTGCTCTCGAGGTATGGCCCGGAGCCCTAGCTCACGATCCATTAAGTCCTCTACATCGGTTAGGTTATGTAGGTTAGTCGTAACGCTGCGCTGATAGCGGCCATAGGTAGCGATAGAGTCAGCATCGAGGTCCGTAGCTTGGTTAGCGTAATTATTGCCATAGTTAAATACAAGGGAATTACGTATTTTGCCTATTTGTAGGATGGTTTTGACGGTTGAGGGTATGGCGTAGTTAGCCGATAAAATCGTATAGCCATAGGTCGATAGGTACTGTGTGCGGTGATCCGTATCGGCGTAACACACTCGACCGGCTTTATCCTCGTAAATCTGCCCTTGTGCGCTTTGTGCTATCTGAGCGCAGAGGTTGTAGCTGCTAGTCGGCTCAGCTGCTCGAGAAATCATCTCGTAGAGTCCCGGCTGGTCTATCTCACCTAGCCCTACGTTTTCAGCATTAGCCCACGTAGTTGTAGGGTCATAGTTAAACCACTGTAAAGCCGGTGCTACTTCAAACCACGAGTTAATGAGAAGCTCATTAAGTACGTCGTAGATTTGGTTGCCATCCTCATCTTTTGCCAAGGCATCGGGAAAGAGGGCTTTAGTAAGTTTAGCTAGAGATCCTACAGCCAAAATATTACCGATTGTTATAAACCCAGTTTCCTCAGGCGAGCGCACCGAGATACCAAAATCCGATACCTCACCGCCAAAAACCGGTACATAAACTCCGGCGCTATTCTTAAGCTCTAAGGTTAGGGAATCGGTTACGTCTATATCAAAAGCCGAGTTATCTAGGTTAATAATCTCCATACGTGCGTAGCCTGCGTTGCACTGTAGATCGATATCATCCCGGCCCGTAGCCATATTGACCGATAGCACGTTATCGTAAACGGTAGTCCCTACGATAATTTGCCACTCAGGAAGCCAACTAGACATAGTATTGGCCTGCGCCGCGGTTTACCGAGGTGCCGCGATAAGTAGATTGATTAAGTACATCCTCAACCGCTCGGGCAATAGCCTCAGGATCTCCTATACCGGCGTTAATAGTTACGTCTACTCTAGAATTTTGGAAGCTTGATAAAGGATCGTATCTAAAAGGCTCTGTAAGTTGAGGTAGTTCTCTAAGATTTTGGAAGCTCGATAAAGGGTCATATTTGGGAGGCGGTGGAGGTGGTTCTCTAAGATTTTGGAAGCTCGATAAAGGATCGTATTTTTTACCATTTAGGGCATCGGTATATTCTTTAAGAGCTGCAAGGCGCTTAGCATCGGCCGCGGCCTGAGCCTTGGATACTCGATCTATCATCCCTAACTCGCTCGACTCGAGTAATAGGGCAGCCGTAGCGGAGGCGTTATAAGTCTTGCTAATTGCAGCGAGTTTAGCTATCTCGGTAAGCTGAATCTGTACGCGCTCGTTATATGACTCCTTGGCCGCCAAGGTGCCAGCCGCCGTTATTGCAGCGTTATATTTCTTAAACGCCTCCTCACGTGCAAGCTCTTTATCGGCCTCGGCCATTTTGCTAGTATTGATAACCCTTAGCTCATTAAGGAGCTGGGTATTAAGGGCTCCGAGAGTAGCGTTACTAATTTCGTCTACTCCGGCTAGGCGCTGTAAATCGGCGTTTTTTTGCAGCTTGGCTAACTCGCTTATTTTCTTTAGAGCCTCATCGCCTCGATCCTCCTCGATAAGCATAAGAGCCTCTAGGCGTAGCTTTGTTTCTTTGTCGTAGGTAGCTTGTAAAGCGGCCGCTATTGAAATACGGGTGCTATCAAAAGCGGCAGCAGCCTTAGATAGTGAAACCTTATTCTTTTCCGCTCGAGCTGCTTTAGCTCTTTCAGCTGCTAACCGCTTTTGGTTGGCTGTCTCTTTTGCTAAAGCATCGGCTCTTTGTTTTGATAATTTAGCCTCGGCTACTGAGTCTTGTCCACCCTCAAACATACGTCGAGCTCTAGGTCTAGGTCTACCCGTAAACCCAGTTGGATCACCCTCAATAATTAAATCTGCTAAAGGCTGGGTAAATTTAATAAATTTTTCTACGCCTGCGGCAATAGGGCCAAATATATCTCGTACGCCTTTACCAAACTCAGCTAGGTTAGTTAGAGCCTCTGAGGTATTGGTAGCTAGTTCGGACATACTATCGGCTAATTCCTCGACGGTACTATCCCCGGATAAAATCATAAGGGAATTGACTAAGCCCGTACCTATAATCTCTTGAGCGTTATCGGCAGCCTCACCTAGTACGCGCATCTTGCCGCTATAAGTGTTTAATTCTGCCTCGGCTGAGCCCTTAAAGGTGGAAGTTAATAAGGCTACCGCATCCTCAAACTTTAAGGTCTTAAGCTCTGACTGAGTAAGTCCTAAGTTATATTTTCTTAATCCTTTAGTATTACCTACG